CAGTAAAACCTAAGCATAAAAAAGCCCTACCTAAGTCTCCTTAAGTAGGGCTTTTTGTTGCCTACGATTTAATGAATGTCGAACCCATTACTTATCTTCCATGCAAAGTAATCCTCAGGACGCATAAACTCTTTAAAGATAGTCTCAACAGCTAAGATTAAACGTAATACGTCTGTTAAATCTTCTTTGTTTCCGTGGTCTAACTCTTCCTTAAGGTCACTATGGAACTGATCTAGGCATATCACAGTAATCTTTTCTATGTCTATTAGATCATTTAACTGTACACTACTCATACTACCACCCCCATGATTCGCCAGACATACCATCTGCGCTATAGTCAGTCACACGACCCTCAAAGAAATTCTTGAAGCTGTCGCCATTAAGTACCCAATCTAACCAAGGTAAAGGATTCTCTTCAATCTCCCAGTTAGGCTTAAGGCCTAGGTTAGTTAATCGTCTGTCTGCGATATATCTGATGTAGTCTTTGACTTCACCAGCCGTAAGACCTTCCACACCTCCCATTTCAAACGCAAGATCAATAACTTTGTCCTCAAGCTCGACAGCAGTTCTGTACATTTCATATATAGATAATTTAAACTCGTCATTTACCACCTCTGGATTTTCGCTAATGAAAGTACGAAACAATTCTGTCATACCTGCGACATGAATAGTCTCGTCACGTATACTCCACTCTACAATCTCACACATACCCTTAAGCTTACCAAAGCGTTGAAAGTTAAGTAGCATTACAAACGCACTAAACAAACTCATACCCTCGTTGCATACAGTCTGTGCTAAGGCCTTAGCTAACCCTTGCTTGGTGTCAGGGTCAAAGGTCTGCATAAACTCAAGCTTCTCAGCCATAGCATCGTACTCAAGGAACGCTGTGTACTCAGCCTCAGGAAAGCCTAGGGTATCGTTAAGTAAGGCGTAGGAGCGCATATGGATAGTCTCTCGCTGTGCAAACGATAGCATCATCATACGTGCTTCATTATTCTTAATGCGAGGTAAGAACACATCTACGTAAGAACCACCTACTATCACATCAGACTGTGTAAAGAGCCTGAGTATCTGTGTGATAAAGTTCTTTTCTTCATTGTTAATCTTACCAGACTTCCACTGTGTTACGTCCTCCTGTAGGTCACATTCCCACTCTCCCCAGTGTAACTTATCATGCTCAATGGCTTGTGTCACAAAGCTTGAGTAGTTGAAGGGCTTGTATGCTGCTGACGCTGTTAATAAACTCATTCTTTTATCCTTGGCAACTTAAACATTCTTGATCGTCTTGGTCTTGAGCAAAGTCCTTAAGTGCAACACGTGTAGGCTTAACGCTTACTGTGTCGGCTTTAGAACTTGCGCTAGTCCTTAGGTAGTACAGACCCTTAAGCTTCTTGTTGAAAGCCCTAAGGTGTACTTCATTCACATAGGCCTTATCCGTACCTGATGGGAAGAATAGATTAACACTCTGACCTTGGCAGATATAAGGCTGTCTACTTGCTGCATGGTCTATAACCCATCGTTGGTCAAGCTCAAATGCAGTCTTAAATACTTCCTTATCCCATTCATCCATCCATTCTAGGTGCTGTACGCTTCCCTCATGCAAGAGTATAGACTTCCACTGCGCTGCAATCCACACAGGGTCGCTATTATGTCCTCTAATAACCTTATCTAGGTACTTATTCTCTACTAAGTGGGCACCTACACGTGTCCTGTGAGTAAAGGCATTAGACTTAAGAGGCTCAATACTAGCAGAGCAACCAGCAATAATACTACTGTTGGCGTTAGGTGCTATAGCTAACAGGTGAGAGTTACGCATACCTTCTACGTCAGGACAAGCCCCACGTTCTTCCGCTAAGTACACTGATGCTGCCCTAGCCTGTGCTTTAATATGAGTAAACATATCAGTATTAATAGTAGTAGCCATAGGAGACTCCCACGGGACGCCTAAGCGTTGCAAAGCACTATGGAACCCCATTGCCCCTAGTCCTAGGGAACGCTCTTGTGTGGCACTATAGACAGCCTTACGTAGCTCCTTGGGTGCATGGAAACAAAAGAAGCTTATTACATTGTCAAGCATAGTAATTAAGTCAGCTACCATTGTAGTGTCTTTCCACTCTTCATAATACTCTAAATTAACACTTGACAAACAACAAACTGCTGTACGTTCCTCTGATGTAGGTAAGTGAATCTCGTTACATAAGTTAGACCCATGTATCTTTAGACCTTGCTCCTTCATAGATGGTGGTAAGTGCCTGTTAGCTTCATCAATAAAGTTTAAGTAAGGCTCACCTGTCCTAAAGCGTGTCTCAATCAAACGCTCCCATAGCTCCCTAGCTGGTAACAAGTCACGCACTGTCTTATCGTTAGGGTCTACAAGAGGCCAAGGGTCTCCAGCAACCACAGCGTCCATAAACCTATCAGTAATGTTAACTGCGTTATGTAGGTTAAAGGCCTTACGATTAGGGTCGCCACCTGTAGGTACACGTATGTTAATAAACTCAATAATGTCAGGGTGGCTAATGTCCATGTAGGCCGCATAAGAACCCTTACGTGTCTTACCTTGCCTGTAGGCAGTCATGTCACTATCAACAGTCTTTAGGAAAGGAATTGGGCTAGGAGCCATATCGCTAACACTACGAATGTCAGACCAATGACCACCAACTCCACCACCTTTAACACTAAGCCAACGTAGTTCTGTCGAGTGTCCGATAAGACCATCAAGGCTATCAGGTACATAACTGAGGAAGCAGCTAATAGGTAATCCATTTATCTTCTCCCCCTCCTTAGGGGCGTTGCTTAATATAGGGGAACTAAACATAAACCAACCTTTACTAGCGTAGTCATAAATACGCTGTGCTAGTTCGTAGTCATGCTTACTAAACGCTGTCGCTGCTCTTGCATAAGCGTCCTGTGGATCTTCACCATCACGACAGTAGTAGTCAGCAAGTAAGGTGTAGGCTTGTTTACTTAATAATTCGTTACGGCTATAATCAATTACAATGCTCATTTACCCACTCCGTTGTTTCCATAATACCCTTGAATCCAACTAAGGTGGCATTTGTTTCTGTGTTTAGCACTGTAGGTACGCTACGTACTTTATATTTAATAGCTAGGTCAATGTCCTTACCAATGTCAATATCTTTATAGTCAATTTCTAAACTATTTAAGACTTGACTTACAGCTTTACAGGGGGCACAACCTTCTGTGTAGAATTTTATTATCATTTTGATTCCTTGTGTAGTGCATTGTCGTAAAGCTTACATATTTCAACAGCGTTTTGTTGCGCCTCTTTATGTTTACTAATGTCATTAGTCTCTAAATAAGCATTGGCTATATCTAAAGACTCCACACAATCCTGCCGTAATAGCTCTAAGGCTAACCCTCGTACTTGACCTTTCATTAGTATTCCTTTTGGTATTTGCCTGTACGAATCATTGCACAAATCTCAACTGCCCTTTTGCCTACCTGTTTAGCCCATCTACTATTCATAAACTCGTCTGCTGCTTCGTCCCAATTGTGTTCCTCTGAGGCAGCTAAGGCTTTTTTAAACTTAAGTAACCTAGGCATACCTAAGTTAAAACAAATGTCAACAAAGGCGTCATAACGAACAGTATCAAACATGACTAAATCAATAGTCCAAGGTAAGGATACTGATAACTCTTCTTCTACACGCTCAATGTCGTTAAGTAATAAAAATTCAATCTCACGTGAGGTAAGACCTATGCCACCCTTAGGGTCTATGTTACGCCCTACTCCTATAGTTATCTTATCGGCTGTACACTTATAAGCATGAGTCTCTACGCCCTCATGTGCTGTTAACATTTTAGATAATTGTGTCATTATTTATTCCCGTCTATTGGTTCATTGGTATGCCTAGGTGATAGGGCAGTCTCCTGTCCTGTATCCACAACAGAGTTATGTCTATCGTAGTATTCTACCTGCATTTGTAGTGCATGAATAGCTTTCTGTAGGTCTTGTCGGTGAGTACCTTTCTCTCTTGTCAAGTATTTATTTACTTTAGTGTAGATACTTGCCTGTAGACCTACGTAACCAAAGTTAGCAAAGGTACTCTCAAGAGGCTGTATGCCTTGCTTGGTATAGTGGTCGCCACCTACTTGCGTATCAAGTGCTTTAGTGTCCATTACAGCCTCCATATCTCCGAAATCATCTATGAAATTATACTTGGGCCAATCTATGATTTTAGTCATTGTCTGAATCCTCTTCCGTAAACATATCTAGGTTCTTCATTACCAAGTCCTCATAACGATCAATTAATGATTCGCTTGTGATACCTAGTAGCTCACATAAGAAGTCAACGTCATACTTATTTAATATCTGTTCTTTTATTTCTTCAAAGGTGCTAGACATTTTAAATGCTCCAGTAACTTATCAACTGATTTCATAGTAAAGTGCGCTAAACCTTCTTTATCACACCACTCACCTAGGTTCATCTTAGAGCCTTTCCTGAGGCGTTTACGTTCATCAGAGAATACAAATATCAATGGCCTATCAATCTCGTCCCTGATAGCTTTGTACTTCTG